CACGAACCGACTTGGAATTGCGATCCATTACAGGAACATCATCCTCATCATCCTCGACAACAACGACCTTTTTCTTAGGCTTAGAAGCAGCCTTGACAGGCTTTTCCTTCTTTACCTTTGCAACCTTCTCCTTCTTCTCCTTTACCTTCTTCACCTTTGCAGGCTTATCCCACTGATTTAGATCCATATCAGTGTCACCGACAAAAGTGTAAGAAAGAACAGTTCTACCGTCCTTGTTTACCGTGATATCGAAATTCAGGTACTTGCGCATCATTGCAACATATTTAGTTGCATAGGTACCAGAAGACAATGCCTTATTGATCTCATCGACCGTAAGGGTGTCCTTCTTGAGGAACATCTCGCGAACCTGCTTGATGTGATTGATGCAGTAACCATCATACACGATAGCCATTTTGTAGTCTCCAGATTTCTCAGTTTGATAGTTGGATCTTAGCACACTTAGACATTGTTGTCAAGTCAGGATTTCATCGTTATACACTTGAATCCTGTCTCGAAGCACTCCGAAAACCTTGATCGGAGAGAACAATTCGACCGTATGTACAATACTTCCACCATATTTAACTCGTGATCCCACAACCTTTCCGGTAAAAGGAATTTGTGTCATGGTATAAGTACCGCGAATGACATCACCAGTTCGATCCCAACTTACTCGATTAGAAGAATCGGACTGATTCACAGGATTATCCTTCTGAGCCTCGATTTCTTTCTTCAATCTTTCGATCTCCTCGATTGCATCCCATGCACAATTCGCTTCCGTATAAAGACCAGAGGCCTCGTTAACCTCTGCATATGCCCTCAGACGATCTACGATATCCGTCATTCTTGTTTCCTTAGCCAAACGACCGAAGATATTCATCTTCTTCGGCCATGTCATCCCAACATACGGCCCACAGATCACCATCCTGATGAAGGTAAAATATGCGACCATCCTGAACGAGATATGCCTTATTTAGAATAGAGTCCCAAGATTCCCAGTACCACTCATTATCTTTAGGACCCTCTTGAACACAGACAACATCAGGATCACCAACATCAAGATTCCACAAGGTGTGATCGAAGTTGGTCACAAACATCTTGGGCAGATAGATGCCATACCAGTCGGTGAGAAGAAGAGTCTTGGTGTCCATGGTTTCATTTTCCATTCGCATGTTTCGTCTCTCCTATCGAATCTTGCGCCTGCGTGAAGGCTTGCATACTGTAACCTTCACGGACTTTATTTGGTCTTCGATCAATCGTCGAATCTCGACTTTCTTGATCGGAGACACATTGCGAATCACAGTCATTTGCTGGTACTTGTCCATCGTCTTCTCCGTTTTGATCATGTGGACATTATACAGAAGTGGAAGGCCAGTGCAACAACTATTTTTGCATAGCTGATATGCATCTATCGCACATCTGTATTCAGCTTGGGTTTGAGTTCTCGAATCAATGCACGCTCCAGTAGATGTGCATTGCTCTTACCACGAACTACTTCGATGACTTCCACATTGAAAGCTTCGGCACCATACTTGCGAATAGCATCACAAAGCTTCCAACCCCTGTCTTCGGTAGAAGCACGCTGAACATGCTTCAGCCACCTACGTCGAAGGCTTTTCTTGACCGTGCCTTCAACATAGGTGACTCCGATATACACCAGCGACCGTACCTGGAGTTTGTACACAAGGTGGTTGCGGTCAGAGCGTTTCTTCCGTCTCTTGATCATGTAGACATTATACACGACTGGGAGACCATTGCAACAACTATTTTTGCATACCTGATATGCTTGGACCGCATAGCGGAATACTTGAAGTTGTACTCCGAATACTATACAACCTAAGGTTGTAACTTATTCTTTATAAAAATCATCTGCATTTTCATAATCGTGACCATGATTATTCCATTGTCTCTTCCAGTCTCGAACTGGTCTCCTTCGTTCTTTCTTTTTTACTTTTACATTGTCTTCATCTTCATCATAATCATATTCAGCGACAGATCGATTTTTATTCTTAGACATGAAACAATTCTTCCTTTCTTTGTTTACAGTAGATCAGGAAAGGTCTCTTTCACTAGATTATATGTGAGACCTTTTACCCTTTGCTTTTTGAGAAGCATATTCGCAAAGACTTCTGCTTCTCTCTTTTCTAGACTTTCCAACATCTGAATTAGAATTTCTTCTTTCCTCTTCATCGTTAGAGATGGTGATACCTTTGGACTATTCTTTTCAAATAGGTAAACTCGACCTAGCTCTTGATGAATGGACGAATATCCTAGACCTGGTGGTGCATCGGATGGTTTGTACTCGGGAATCTTATCGAACACAAACGAAATGTTTGGATCAAAAGTTCCTTTGAGAACATTCTTGAGTGCATATGTTGCGTTGTTTCGTAGAATTTGCATCTTCTCATTTTTTGAATTGGTCTTAGAGACCTCTTCAAAGATTTCATATACGTTTTTCATTGTACCTCTCTAAAATTCGTCTACGACTTCCATAAGATTCTTCAATTTGTTCTTCATGAAGTAATCTATCAGAAGTGTTTTGTTCTTTGGTTGTAATGAGTCATATCGTTCAATGATATTATTTTTGATGGTCAAAGGAATACAAGAAAGATCAATCATCAATTTGTTTCTATCATATCCACGCTTCATCGTCTCATTTACACAGAACTCTTCTGGTTCCTGTTTGATCCATTCGGCAAGATTTTTCTTGCTGATAGATTTTTGTCTGCTACCAGTGACAAACGTATTATCTGGTGACAAGAAGTTGGGTACACCATCTCCCGAATCACCACGAATGATTTGCTCTTTGATGAATAGTTCTGGATTATTTGTTCGAATGAACCGTTTGAGAATTGGACTATATTGATCCACATTGTCCAGTTTTTGAAGTTGTACGAAATCTTTGTCAGAAGATAGAATCAGAATATCTTCACTGTCACAGTACCTTTCGGTCAGAACAGCAATAACATCATCGGCCTCTGCACCTTCGACTTCTACCACTCGATATGGAAAATGTATTTTAAGTTCTTCTTTGATCTTGTTTAGTGTCTCAAAGATAGAATTCCAATCGAGAGGTGATGCTTCACGAGCTTTCTTTCGATTGCTCTTATATAGAGGAAAATAATCTCTCCTCCAGTTCTTTTTGGAATCACAACAGATCACAAGCTTACCATACTTTGATTTGAATTGTTTGTTGTATGATCGCAGACTGTTCAGAACGATATGACGGACAAGGTCCTCATTGATAGTATTTTTAGGATTTCCATTGATTTGTTGCATCAGGTTGGAAATTAGTACCTGATTAAGATCGACCAGTATAATGACACTTCTCCATTTATCTAATTGTTCACTTTATTATATAGTGTTTACTGTTCGGTGTCAAGTTCTGTTTCAGAGAATACCACATTTGAGTCCAGAAATTCGTGTAAGGGATGTTCCATTCCTATACTTCTATAGATTGCTGATCTTAACACAACAAGAGCAAAAGAATAATCATGTACAAATTGTTCAGAGTTTATGTCAATTCCATAGTCTGACATATGTTGTGCTGCATTCTCTGCTATTTCTTGTACAACATTTTCAATGAAATTGACCTTACCCTTTTCTTCCATAATCTTCATAAAATTTTCGGGTGAGACTTCTTGATTGACTACAGTTTGTTTAGGAAATAGAACTACGTTATTTGTTGTCATTTAATAATCCTTAGTAAGATTACTTCTGTATTTATTCTTCCTGATGATGCTACAGGCTTTGTAGTCAATTCATCCATAATCTTTCTTAGGGCAACTTTACCAAATGATTGCACATTCTTTAGAATCTGTTCTGGCTTCCTTAGCTTCTTGGTAATAGATGTTTTTTCATCGAAGCCTACAATACTGGATCCTTTGACTGTCAGACCAGATGCACCTATTGCATTGTATTGTGTGAGTGCTCTGGTTTTTGTATTGAACGTCCATAGTTGAGATGCACCAATAATGTCGGTGGCATTTACAGAAGTTAGTTTGTATTCTTCATCAGTCTTCTTATAATTCAGCTTTGAAACCAGAACAGTGGCAGACTTAACCTTCTTCTTTCGTGGCTTTCGAGGAGCACGAACAACCGTAGACTGATTGTCACAAGCAGCAATGATAGCCTTGATAAAATCAATATACTTCTTGAGTTTGGGTCGAGAAAGATATGAATAAGCTTCTTTTAGATCCTTGTCGGAACCTTGATAAGCTTCAAATAGCTCATCATATAGCTCTGAATAATACTTCTTGATTGAAGAAACTTTTGTGGTCTTGACATTCTTGATCCAAACTGAGGGATCAAAGTCAGTCTTGAATGACACAAGAAACTTATCGACCTGCTCTTCCAGGTCACCAATCAAAGTATTTGTATTATCGACCTTCTTGATACTCTTAACTTCTTCCTGTGGTTCTACCACACAATCAATTAGATCGTTCAGTGAAGATGAAACTTTCTTATGAATGTGTGGAGGCAAAGAACCACCGCGATGGATGATACGAAAGTTCCATCCAATGTTACGTAGTTTTTGAGAATCGATAAGAGAAATCTTTTTGAGAGTTTCTTTATCGATCTTCTTTGATTTGAGATGGTTTAGAATAAACTTCTTGGCATCCTCGGCATCATACCTATAGTTGTACCAGTTGTAGGCATGAATCAGATCGATATCTTTGGAATTTTTAGTGATAACTGGTTCGTCGCCATAGATTCTGTCATCAAGAGAAATTCCACGGGCCATGATTTTATCCTCTGGTTGCTTGATCCGACAGATCATCGAACGTATAAGCACTAAAGTCCGTGATCATATTTGTACCATACTCACTATATGACTGTGAAGCATCAATTTTCATTGCTTCATCCCAAGCTTCATCTAATGATGTAAAGACTTGAGAAGAAGAAAATGCTTCAACAATCGCTTGACAATTTGGTGTCCAAGT